AGACTTTTGAATCCTGTACAGGACGGTGGACACAGCCTGAAGAACTGGGGTAAACTCCTACACAATAACAAGATAGACTTTGACATTGAGGACTTTGACAATGGGCTTACTGAAGAGATGCGTACTTACTGTATACAGGATGTTGCGCTTACCTGTGACGTATACAAGTACCTTATGCAGGAGCTTGGTAAGTGGAAGAACTCGGAGCAGAGTATACTACTGGAGCACCAAGTCGCAGTCGAGTGTACCAAGCAGGAGCGACAGGGTTTTAAACTGGATGTACCTGCAACTCAGAGTCTACGTGCTACATTCGCAGATAGAATGGGCGTGTTGGAGGATCAGGTTCAGGCAGTGTTTCCTCCGATTGTTGAGGAGCGTTGGTCTGAGAAGACAGGCAAGCGACTGAAGGACAAGGTTACTGTATTCAACCTAGCATCCAGAAAGCAGACTGCTGAACGACTACAATCCCTTGGTTGGAAGCCTAACAAGTTTACAGAGAAGGGACAGCCTATTGTAGATGAAGGAACACTGGAAGACATTGACATACCGGAAGCCAAGCTGATAGCTGAGTACCTGATGCTACAGAAACGTGTTGGTCTGATCGACTCATGGCTAAAACATGTCGATGAAAACACTGATCGTGTACATGGACGTATCATTACTAACGGGACGATTACTGGCAGGATGTCACACCATAGTCCCAACATGGGACAGATTCCATCAGTGACTAAGCCATACGGCACAGAGATTAGATCATTGTGGACAGTGGACGCAGGACACAGGCTGATTGGTACTGACCTTGCAGGGATTGAGCTACGTTGTCTTGCACACTACATGCAGGATGATGAGTGGCAGGAGGAATTATTGAATGGCGACATCCATCAGAAGAACGCTGATGCCGCAGGTATCACAAGACCTCAAGCAAAGACGCTTATCTATGCAACACTCTATGGTGCAGGGCCAAGTAAGATTGGCAGTATCGTTGGAGGTGGGGCGAAAGAAGGGAATGAAGTCCTGCATCGTTTTTATTCTAACACCCCTAAGCTCAAGCGACTCATGGAAAAGGTTGCGAAAGTGGCGGCAAAAGGGTATGTGCCGGGCTTGGATGGTAGAAGAATACTGGTGCGTTCAGAACATGCCGCACTTAATTCATTACTACAGGGATGTGGGGCTATCATTGCAAAGCAGTGGTGTGTTGAAGCGCACAAAACCCTACGCCAACAAGGACTATCTGTACATCAGGTTGCATTTGTGCATGATGAAATTCAACTTGAAGCAGAAGCTACAATTGCTGAACAGGTTGCAGAGACTATGATTAAGTCTGCCGCAGAAGCAGGCAGGGTACTTGGATTCAGATGTCCGGTGGATGCTGAAGCTAAGATTGGTAATAACTGGTATGAGTGTCACTAAGTGTTGACACACTTTTTAAGTATGTTATAATATTATTATACCACCAACAAAGGAGAATGGTATGGAACAAACTCAGCGTGTAAAGATTAAAGCAGATGTAATGTGGGCTAACCTTGAGAAGCCTAACGAAATGTCTGGTAAGTATCAGGTAGACCTGTGTAACCTGTCGGATGCGGCAGTGGGTGCACTGGAATCAATGGGTCTTTCTGTACGTCAGAAGGATGATAAGGGTTACTTTATTACCTGCAAGTCTAACCAACCAATCAAACCATTTGACAAGACTGGTGATGTTCTTGAAGGCATCTCAATCGGCAATGGTTCAAAGGCTGTAGCCCTGATCGGTTCGTACTCATGGACTTTCAAAAATAAGGAAGGTGTATCACCATCACTCAAGAAGCTAGTCATTGATGAGCTAGTGACGTATGATGATGCTGAGCCTGCGTCAGCACTTGTTGATGACGATGAGATTCTCTAGGTGTTACACGCCCTGATTGACGCTGACATCCTGATCTATCGCATTGGCTTTGCCACAAAGGATGAGGATGAGTCACAAGCCATACGTACTATGGCAGGGTTCATTGAGGACTTGATCCTCTTTGACCTGCCTAATACACAGACATGGGAGTTGTTCCTTACAGGGAAAAGCAACTTCAGGTATGAGTATGCAGTGACAGCGGAGTACAAGGGCAATCGTAAGGGGACTGAGAAGCCTACCCACTACCATCTACTGCGGGAGTATCTTGTATCCTCTTGGGATGCTCTTGTAGTGGAAGGTATGGAAGCAGATGATATGCTAGCCATCAGAGCTACAGAACTTGGAGACGACAGCATCATAGTTACACTGGATAAAGACTTGGATCAGGTCTCTGGTTGGCACTATAACTTTGTCAAGAAAAACAAGTACTACATAGCAGAAGATGAAGGGCTTCTCAACTTCTACAAGCAGTTTCTCATTGGGGATGCAGTGGACAACATCAAGGGTGCTAAGGGTATTGGAGAGAAGAAGGCCCACAAGCTACTGGAAGGCAAGACAGAACAGGAAATGTGGGACATTGTAGTTGAGCATCTTGGAATAGATCACGCATGGGAGAATGGGCATCTGCTTTATATGTTACGAACACCAGACGATAGGTTTAAACCGCCAGTATGAAAGCACAATCAGCAAAGGCCAAAGGCCGTAAGCTACAACAGGCTGTACGTGATGCTATACTGCAGAGATTCCCAGACCTAGAACCTGATGATGTTCGTAGCACGTCAATGGGAGCAGGGGGAGAAGATGTACAGCTTAGTCCAAAGGCTAGGCAGTACTTCCCCTACTCTGTTGAGTGCAAGAACCTTGCAAAGATTGCAGTATATAATTACTACCAACAGGCAGAAACAAATTGCGGAAAACATGAACCGCTAGTGGTTATCAAACAGAATCGTTGTAGACCCCTAGCAGTTGTTGACTTAGAACACTTTATGAAACTAGTAGGAGACTACAATGAATCCATTTGATGATGATGATAACAAAGTATACATCAGCATGACCTATACTGCACACGGTAAAACACACTCAGTCAGTATGGACTTTGAGGATGACTGCACATGGGATGATGTGTTAGGGCCAATTATTAGTACACTTGAAGCCGCATACGGCTACTCATTTGACCTAGACAAAGAATCATTAGGCATCTACTATCCGGGTAAGAATGATGATGATTGACACTGACGCATACCAAGTAGCAGGTGAACACTACACTTCAAAGTCTGTCCAACCGTGGCAGGCTATGGAGTCATGGATGACTGAGGAACAGTTCAAAGGATTCCTAAGAGGTAACGTAATCAAGTACGTAGCACGTTATGATGAGAAGGGTGGAAAGACTGACCTACAAAAAGCCAAACATTATCTTGACAAATTAATAGAAATGTATTAGAATAGTAGGTTCGCATCATGATAACACTACAAGAACTCAAAGACAAACTGATGCAGTTGGATGAAGTAACTCTGATGGAATTGTTGGAGGTTACTTCTGAAGACTTGGTTAATCGGTTCGCTGATTACATTGAAAATAACTATGATTACTTCTCTGGAGAATTTGATGAGCAAACACCTTGGGATAACGATTGACTATGAAAGAGACTCTCGCCTTAGTGAACAAGCAATTACGCTTATGCGTGACTACTATATGTTTGAGCATGAAGAAAGTCCTCAGCAAGCCTTTGCACGTGCTTCAGTGGCTTACTGCAATGGTGACCTTGACTTTGCACAACGTATTTACGACTACGCTTCAAAGGGTTGGTTTATGTTTGCGTCACCTGTGCTGTCGAACGCACCTGACGATGTACGAAACAACCGTGGCCTTCCTATTAGTTGTTTCCTTACTTACGTGGGGGACAATCTTGATAGCCTTATTGAGCATAATGGTGAAGTTGCATGGCTAAGTGTCAAGGGCGGTGGAGTTGGAGGACACTGGGGAGATGTTCGGGGTATCAGCGACAAAGCACCCGGTCCAATCCCATTCATGAAAGTTGTAGACTCCCAGATGACTGCCTACAAACAGGGCAAGACTCGCAAGGGAAGCTATGCCGCATACTTGGATGTGTCTCACCCAGACATTGAAGAGTTTATTAACTTCAAAGTAGCGACAGGTGGTGACATCAATCGCAAGTGTTTCAATTTATTTAATGCAGTGAACATCACTGACGCTTTTATGGAGGCGGTAATCAATGATACAGAATGGAATCTTACAGACCCGAATACAGGAATTGTCAGAGATACAGTCCAAGCTCGCAGACTG